GGATTCAGATACAGTAAGAGTAAGTCCATTAGATTGGAAAGTTAGAAATAAGATTTATGATAGAATCATTAATCCATTTGTAGCATTAAGAACTAACAGGTTTCTTATTACACATATGAAACCTGTTTACGAAGGTATAGGCGCACCAATAGCAGTAGGAGAAACACCCGATTGGTATAAGACTACACCACACAAACTATTACAAATAGTAAACATAAAAGAACAAAAGTTAGGAAAGAAGACTACCTATATGGCAACTCTAGTTGCTAGTAAAACTAATTCCAAAATGGTAGGTAAGAAATGGCCTGTCTTCGTATTAGAAGAAACAGGAAATAAATGGAATGGAATACCTGAATTAAAAACAGGTGAATTATAATGGAGATAAATAACAATGAAAATAATAATGGAAGCAAAGGAACTGAGTGAATTAATAGAGAGCGTAGCATTAAAGGGAAGATACTTCGATGGTGGAGAATCTAAAAATGGTATGTTATCAGCACACGCATATTTAGTAGTCGATGGAAACACACTGCAAATATGGAATGCTGATAACACCACTATTTGCGGATTAAACCATAGTTTAGATGAGACAACTCAGACCAACACTGAAAATGGTTCAGCAGTATTCGACATTAAGAAGACTGTGAAATATCTAAAGGGGTTTACAGGAGCAGTTACAGTTGAGGCAAATGATTTCTTACATATTAGTAATGAATCATCAAATGCTACTTTACCTTTAGTAGTTGAACACAGCCATCAACCTATGATTGATATGTTAATCGAGTTCGAGAAAACTGTAAGGGATGTTAATGTAACATTCCCTACCTTTAGAAGAACTACCTTTGAAACTAAACTTCATGTCTCTTCTCATGCACTATCAGAAGCAACAAAGGGATGTGATGTAATTAATACTGCTAGGTATAAGTTTGATTACAACGATAACATATTTACAATGTCATCTATTAAAACTGACTTGGATAAGTATTCAACTACTATACAACCAATGACAAGAGACGGTGAACCTTCGACTGTTGAGTTCACGGGGTTCTTTCACGGATTCTTTAGCACGATAATTAATATTTATCTTAAAGATGACTCACCAATTTTGTTTGTATCTCCAACTAGAATATTATTGAAAGCACCTTACATGGATAGGAGTTGAGCGTCTGATAATTAATGAGATAAAAAATGGTATAGGATTAGTTTGGAGAGATGAAAATAATAACAGACTACAAGAAACAATTTCATTGAAAGACTTTAATCATTACTTTTTCATTAAGGCTACGTCAACTAGACACACTAATTTGTTAGTTAAAGATAACAACACAAGAGGCAAGTTCCAAGTTGACCTGTCTTATGAATTAGGAGATTGGGTTTCACTAGAAGGTGAATCTTTAGTAAAAGTTTCTTGGGGAACTAAATCTCCTAGTCTTAGGTATCAGATTAGAGAGAAGTTAGAAGAGTTAGGAGTTGACTCATACGAAGCAGATATACCACATCATTATCGGTATGCTGTTGATGAGTTAAGTTCTATTCCCGATTATAAAATGCGTAAGTGTTTTTGGGATATGGAGTGGAAGCAAGGCGGAGAACATGATGGTAAGATTACCTGTATAGTAATATACGATAGTTACGATGATGAGTATAGTGTATTCGCTTGGTTTCCTAACTTAGAACAGAAACTTAGTATGGAGTTCCTTTACAAATTAAGAAGGAATTATAACTTAAAAATATTCAAGTCAGAAGAATCTATGCTCGACAACTTCTTAACATATTTTATTCAGAAGAGACCGGATATGTTAATCTCATGGTTCGGATGGAAATTCGACTTACCTAAACTAATAGAGAGAAATAGTGCTTACAATATTGATTCAAGAATGTTATCTCCTTTTAATGAAGTAAGAGGTGTTTCTTGGAAGGATAACAAAGTTAAGATATATCCTAAACAAGTAAACGGGTCTTCTCCTATAACACAACCAATTAAGGGAGTAATTACAGTAGCATTAGATTTAGTCTTTGAAAGACAATGGAACGATTCACAAAGAGGAACATTACCTTCTATGGCTTTAGATTATATTTCTGAATCTGTTTTAGGCGATAAGAAATTAGTTAGTGAAAAGTTTCCTGATAAAAATGAGTTCTTTGCTAGAGGTTGGTTAGAAGATACTGAAACATATCTAGAGTATGCGATAAAGGATGTTGAGTTAATCAAAAGGATTGATGATGAAAACCACTGTATTGATTCAGTTTTAGCATTACAGAAATTACTAATTGCACCTTTTGATGCTTGCTTCTATGCAAGTAATATGGGAGGAATATATTTTATGCGTAATGCTAATTGGAAAGCACCAACAGGAAAGAAAGGTGAGAAGGTTAACTACGATGGAGCAATGATATACAATCCATTAACAGAAGGCACGAATGGAAGATATGACAACGTAGCCGCGTTTGATTTCGCTTCTCTATATCCTTCAATGATTATTTCACGGAATATATCATGGGAGTCTAAATCTAAAAGTCCTACTGAGTTTGCAGTTAATCTAGCAATACCTAGAGATTTTAGTGAAGTTAAAGAAGAGAGGATGTTGTATTACAATACAGATAAGTTAGGATTATTACCTAAGTCTCTTATTGAACTTAAAGCATTAAGAAACCAATATAAAAAGAATATGAAAGAATCAACAACCAAAGATGATAAGATTAAGTGGAATAATAATCAAATGGCTGTCAAAAGATTGATGGCTTCATTTTATGGTATTACAGCCTATCAAGGATTTGGTTGGGCTGATATAGACCTAGCCGCTAGTATTACTGCTAGTGCTAGAGAGGCTATTAGATTAGCCGCATTTAAAGCGAGGGAATTATAATGAGTAAAAGATGGAAGAAAAGAGTTAATCAAAACAATAAAGACACAATGAAATTATCAGAATTAATAGCATTTATGATGAGTAAATATCCTATGACCGAAGAAGAACACAACGCAATATTAAATTGGGAAGAGTTCAACATTAATATAGAAAGGCAGACTACATCAGAAGAACAAGCAAAGCAGACATTTTCAATAGAAGCGATTGCAGGTGTTACTGCTACCTTTCATCTTTGGCTCTTAGGAAGAGTAAAGGATAGGTGGGAATCAGAAGATTGGGATTCAGATAAAGCACCCCATGCTATTTCTGTTAATGCTAAAGTGGATTGGAGTAATGATATATGAAAGTAGTTTACGGACACACGGATTCAATTTATGTTCAGTGTGATGATATAGAAAAAGCAAAGAACGTTTGTAGTGAAATTAACGACCATGTTAGGAAATCATTTCCTAATCTATTAGGTTTAGATGAACACCCTGTTACTTTAGAGTTTGAAAAGTATTACAAATCACTAGGAGTAGGTGCAACAAAGAATAGAAATGCAGGTTTAATAACTTGGAAGGATGGAGAATATCTTGAAGAAGACGAGTTTGTTCTTACAGGTTTCTCTGCTAAAAGAGTTGCACAAACAAAACTAGCGAAGGAAACACAAATGAAAGTATTGCGAATGTGGGTTGATGGTGTTGACGAAGAAGAAGTTTCTAATTACTTACATGGGCTATTTAATACTGTTATTTCCGGTGATATAGAACTATCAATGCTTACCAACAGAACTAGATTTCGTGAAGAAAGATTCAAGGTGAAATGTATGGGTGAATGTAAAAAAATGAAATGGGGAAAAGTTTTCTCACTATCAGAAATCATTGAGAATATTGCAAAACACCGCAGTAGTTTTTCTAGTGATAAATGGAAATGTTGTAATAAACCTAATCTTAGAACATTACAAGATAAGAGACCTACAATTGGTTCGGGTATAGAAGGAGTATTATATTACAATTCTTTTAATGAAGTGCAAATAGATGACTCTTATCTTTATATTAAAATTAAAGATAACACCACTACATACATACACCCACTTACACAAGAAGATACTATTCCTTCTTGGGTTTCAGTTAGGCACGAATCAGAACTATCTCACTTTACTCCTGACTATTTACATTATGCTTATCAAGTAGTTAGTAAGGCAGAACCCATCTACAATGCAATGGGTTGGAATATAGATAATATTACAAAAAGTCGAAATCAAGATTTGGGGGAATGGTTTTGAGATTATCTTGGTCTATGGAAAGAAGATTAGAAAGATGGAAAATCAAATACGCTAAAACAATAAAGTGGTGTGTATTTGTTAAAGGTGAAGTTATTAGTGATTATAATAAAATCAAGAACTTCTTCAACAGAAATAAAAAACAGAAAGTTAAAAAACTAAAAATAGATAAAAATAAAAAAGAAACTATGTTCTTTGATTCTAAAGAATATATAGGACTTACAGTAAAGAAGGGTGAAATAAACTTAATAGAAAAACCACCCGAATCTTTCATTACCACCTACGCACCGGAAAATAAAACGAGAGTTCTACACGGTAAGGATTGTGATTGTGAAGATTGTTTGGAAACTTTAATAACAGAATTAAAGTTTAAGTTTGATACGGAGAATGATGAATAATGAAAATACAAAATAAAGAAGGATTTGATAGAGACTTTACCTATCAATGGAATGCAGATTGGAAAGAAGACGACAGTGATAAACCTATATTGAAGATAACAAAATCTTCTGTGGGGCAGTTTGATTGGTGTCCTAAGAAATATGAGTTTGGATATATAGACAGAAAACCACAAGATACCTCAGAAGCAATGCACAATGGAACGTTAGTTCATAATGCGTTAGAAGAGTTCTACAATGTTTTTGATATTAAGAAAGCAGAAACTATGGATAATAAAGAAGTAACAGAATATATGTTTAGTTTATTTCCTATTGATAATATGTCTGAAATGTATGAAACCTTATCTATTAACGAAGCACAACGTTTTATGGTTGCTAAGGAAGATAAGACACTAGAAGAGTTTCTTCCTGTAATTAATGAAGTTACATTGGATGCACAGATTACAATACATCGAGCAGACTATCCAAAGTTCCCATTGAAGAGAGATTATGTTATCCATTTACAAGGGATAATAGATAGAATGTTTGTCGATAAGAACGGCTATATTCCTATGGAGTTAAAGACAGGAGCATGGAAAGAGTATAAGAAAACTATGATGAGAAAAGAAATGGCTTATTATAAATTATTATTTGACAATTGTCCTATCGAACAGTTAGAAGCAATAGGTCTCAACCGAGATAAACAAGTAACACATTGGGGTTGGAGATACCCTGCTTCAAATCATATTTATGTTGAGCCACAGAAAAAGTCTAGCCATAAAGCACTTATGAGAAGTATAGTAAAATTACTAAAGGCGTATGAAGATAAATCATTCCCAACAAAATACAATGCTAGAACTTGTTCATATTGTAGTTACTTAGATATTTGTGATGGTGGAGCAGACGAGGGATGGTT